TGCAGGCTGAGCCGGGCGCTGGATGGGAGCCTCGGGGCGCAGGATGGCGTCAGGGTTCTCGCGGCGGATGCGGTCGATCTCCTCGTCGGACGTACCGGCGGGGATCGTGATCACGCGAGGAGGCTGACCGCCCTCTTGGAAAGCAATGATGCCGCCACCAGCGAAGCGGTACAGGTCGTCACGCACAGGGATGCGAGCCAGGCCGCCAGAGGCCATGGCCATCTCTTCAGGTTCAGGCTGGGCTTCGGGCTGGGGCACACCGGCGGGAACCGGACCCGGACGGGGCTGCATCATCTGCTGCTGTTGCTGCTGCATCTGAGCCTGTTGCAGTCCAAGCAAACCAGCCTTTTGCTCGATCTGCTCCTTCACGCTGGGCTGCTGACCCTGCGCTGCGCCCTGCTGGTTGGCCATCTGCTGCTTGAGCTTCTCGCGTCGCTGCAGTTCACCGAGAGCCAGGTACGGGGGCACCTCGGGGTTGGAGCCGTTGGCATACTGCTGGAGCGCCTGCATGGGCATTTCTTTGAGGCGTTCGTTGATTTGTACGAGGTTCATCTATTTGTCCTCAAGGCTTTGTTGCGGCTGGGGCAGGGGTTGGGGTTTGGCCGAGCGCGGCAAGCTGCTTGTAAAGAGAAGCAAGGCCGGAAATGTTGCTTTGCAGTGCGGCCAGTCCGCTCTGGTCCGTGCTGGTTACGTTGTTGCCGATCGGCAGACCCTGCAGCAGGTTGAGCTGGTACTGCGGCATCTTGTAGGCGAAGTCGCGTTGCTCTTCAAACTGGGTCTTGTCTGCAGCCAGGCCTTCTGCCTCAATGTCACGCTGGGTTTTGCCAAGGCTGGACAGGTAGTCGAGCGACTTCAGGCCGAACTCACCACCGTAGCGGCGCGAAGCCTCTGTTGCCTTGTCAACATCAAGCTGACGGTTCTGCTCTGCATTGAACTGGGCCACAGCCTTGTCGTAGGCCGTTGCGTAGCCTTCGCCCAGGGCCTTGCGCTGCTGATCCATCATGTTGCGAGTGATCTCCGATTCCATGATGGCCTGACGACCGCCTCCAAAAGCGCCCGCACGGGTCAGGCGGCCAGCATCCTCAACCCGTTTGATTTCTGCCTGACGCTTTATCTCTGCCAGCTGCGGATCGAGGGCGGCACTCAGATACGGGTTCATGTAGCGCGAAGCTGCGCCAGCGTCGAACGTTCCGGTGGAGAACTGGGTGGGCGTGAAGCCAGCCTGTGCGATCTCGCTTGCGCCTGCAAAAGCCTGTTGCTGCAGGTTGGAAGGACCGGCAGTCAGGGGGCCGGTGTAGGCCTGGTAAGGAGCTTTGGCCAGAGCGGCGCCTTGGCCCAGGGCGTTGGTCACATAGTCGCCAACCCACGGGGAAAGAGTGGATGTGCGAGACGTATCCAGAGGAGCGCCCGACGCACCAGTCGAGCCAGTCGTGCCGGTCGAGGTGACGTTTCCGCCTGCATCAAACCGCTTGACCTCGCCGCCTGTTGCCAGTCCAACGATGCCGCCGGGCATGAACCGGTTCGGGTCGATCTGCTTGCCCTGCTTTTCGTTGCCGGTGCGGGCCTTGCGAACGCGGGCCATCATCTCGTAGAGCTTCTTGGCGCCAGCGTCAGAGTTGCCGTTGCCCAAATGAGACACGACATCCGCGGGGATCACGAACTCGCCGTGGCTGAGCTTTGCGGGCTGTTCGCCGTCGATGTTTGCAGGGAGTTTGTCTGCCATGCCGTCGGTCGAGCCAGACAGGTAGCGACCGCCCTTGGCCAAATGTGCGATACCGCCGTGTGCCATACCTTGTGCCTCTGGGATTTGTGGAAGTTGTGCCGCAGGTTGATCCATTTGGGCAGCCGGTGCAGGCGCCGCAGGTCGGCTGTAAGACAGGTTCATTTTGCCAGCCCAAGGGTTTGCTGCGGGAGCTGCTTGCGCGGGTTGCAAGGCTTTGATGCCGGAGGCCTGTTCTGCGGATGCGGTTTTTGCAGCCTCGATGGCGGCGGCGTCACCTTGAGCGACGAATCGCGGGTCGGTGAAATACTGGCGACCGGCTGAGCCGGGACGGCGATTTGCATCGTCAAACTTGACCTGCTCGCGCACCACGTCCATCTTGGGGACGGGTTTGTTGTAGCCGCCCGGAGAGCTTTTGTCGCCCAAAAGCGAATACATGCCAGCCCCCGCCGTGGCAATCCTTGCCCAGTCAGGCTTGCCATCTTTTGTCTTGAATGCACTGACCAGCTTGGACAAAAGATTTGGGTCTGACGAGCTTTCCAAATACCGCATGTCATAGACCTGGCCACTTGGATCTACCCAAACATTGTTGTTGAATGTCCAATTGTCCATGCTGCCGAACTGATACCCGGACCCGTTAGGGTCTGTGTAATCCCAGCCTGCTTGCCCATCACCAAGCTCAACCCAGTCGCCCGTGATTTCGTCCCAATATCCAGCCATCTCGAACCCCTTTACCGAAGTAGATCCAGCAGGTCGTCGAGATACCCGCCAGTTGCAATTTTAGTCGTCTGCTGCTGTTTTTGACCACCCTGAGCCTCCTTGCGGACATCGAAGAATCCGACATCCAAGGGGCTCGACAGGCTGAAGTCTTGCATCTCGCCCGCATAAATCGGGGTCGTTGTCTGTTGCAGCGCCTTGTAGGCACCTGGGGCTGCCTGCATAAGCTGCCCAAGCTGGGTCTGTGCGGTGCCCGCCGCGGTCCTGATAGCGGACAGTCGAGCAGCCTCCTTCTCCCTGGCAATCTGAGCTTGGATGTCAGCTTGGCGCTGTTGTTCCGCGGCCGCCAAATCGGCTTGTCTTTTTGCCTCTGCGGCTGCAATATCGCCGTACAGACCAGTCCCGCCCCACACCGTTCCGGCGCCAGGGGTCCATCCAGAACCTCCGCCGGAAACAATAGAACCCAGAAAGTCCAGGTCGGCCTGCGTGATTTTGCCGTCGCCGTTTGCGTCGTATGCAAGATCCACGCCTCGCTTGCCAGAGAGCATCTCGGACAGGGCGTCGATGTCTGACTGGGCTGCGCCCCGGCCTCGCGTTCCAACCAAGTTCTGAAGCTGCTGGTTTTGCTGCGTTACCTCCAGAATCGCTTTTTGTGTCGCGGTGTACTGGTCAAGGCCTTGCTTCATCAGCTCATCAACGCGCTGATTCAGGCTGTCATTGAGATCAATGATCTGCTTTTGCGTTTGCTGCTTTGCAATGTCAATCGCAGCACTGAGATCAACGCCCTGCTTCGTCAGCTGGTCTGCAAGATTTTTCTGGTCGTTGGAGAGGTTGTTGTACAGATTTGTCAGGCGCGTCTCGACATCGGCGGTCTTTGTTGAGACCTCCGTGTTGACGATGTTTTTTACCTGGTCTGCCGTCAGGTTCGGGATTGTAGAAACCGCATCAGAAACAATCTTTCGCACATCCTCCGGCTTCAAAATCGGGTTGGCCTTGATTGCATCGCTGACAATCTTTTCAACCTCATCCGGTGAAACAGATGCCGTTGTTGGCGAACCCGATGTAGCCTGACCCGTCGGAGTTGTTGATGGCGTAGAAGGCGTAGAGGGCGCGTCCAGTTTCAGATCTTTGATGATGTCTTCAACGCCGGGAACCTTTTGCCCAGTCAATGAATCAATCGGAATCTCGGGAACCTCTGGCGGAGGCTCAGATGGAACCACAGATCCATTTTTCTCGTCAGTCCACGACCAAGACGGCTTGGACTGGCTGGCAACAACCTCCATGGCATCGGTGTTGCCTCCGCCGTATTCATAAAAAACCTGGCCAGTGTCAGGATCAAGCACCGCCTCGTATGAATACTTCTGGGATGGATCGTTGGGGTTTGTGCGCTCAATCACCGCAGACCTGGCGCCGTCCGATCGGGTTTTTGTGCCAACAATCTTTTCGTCGCTGGCAAGCGGAGGAACCCATGACGTTGCAGCGCCAACAGAAGAGCTGCCTGCGTCACTGCTTGCGGTTTGTGTTCCCTTGTCAAAGTTCAGAATCTTTTCCAGGTCAGACACGCCCGGCACTTCTACCGGCAAGCTGGCAAGGAAAAAATCGTCGGCCGCAGACTTGAGCTTCCCAACGTCACCGGCATAGTCCAGGAAGAAAGAGTCGGGGAGCTGCTTGCCAGTTTTTGCGACTGCAGAGTCTTGGGCTGACTGAACCTGGGCGTAGTAGTCTTTGACGTGCTGATCCGGGTCCGAGTAGGACATCAGCTTGTCGGCCGTGGATGCGCTCATTGGCATGCCAAGCTGCCTTGCCGTTTGCTGCACTGTCCCGGCGCCGAGGTTCTGATCTTTTGCAAGGCCCATGAACGAGGACATCATCGCAGCAGGGTTGCCCGAGTTGATTGCCCCAACCATATTGGCCGCCTTGGACGCAAGATTCAGATCTTGTCGCAAGGTTGGATTGTCAGTGATCAGCTTGGCTGCATTGAGCGCACCAGCCCAGTCGCCCTTGCTGGCTGCACTTGCCATGGCCGCAACGTTAATTGGCTTAACGATGTCGGCAGGAACAGTGACGCCCACCTGTGGAGCAATATCAACAAGGCCGCTGATGATTCCCGCAACGTTTCTCTTGTCCAGCGCATTGAGCAAGCCAACAGCCTGCTGTGCTGTTTTGATGTTTCCCGCATTCTGAGCGATCCAGTTTGCTGAGCTGGTAACGATCGAAGATGCGCCGATTGCCGCATCGCTTGCAGCATCCATGCCGTTGACAGCATTTGCCGCCGACGGGTTGATGGTGGAGAACTCTGCACCAAAAGCATTTGCTGATCCAATGGCACTGAGGATTGCGCCGACATAGTTGCCGTTGTAGGCGCTGCCGATAGCGTTGACAGCCATGGCAAACGGTGCAACACCAGGAATGAAGGACGCAATAGATAGCAGTGGAGCAATGCTTCCCCAGTCGCTTGAGGAGCCGTTGTACTGGGTGAAGAACATGGGCATGCCGAGTTCGTTGAACTCCACGCCCATTCTTGTGGATCCGTCCCCGGCATAGGTGATGTCCAGCACGTTTTTGCTCTGCTGGTCCCCACCAACCTTTTGGCCGGTTGCTTTGTTGTAGAACTCGTATCCACCCGTGGGATACATTGGAACGCCGTCCTTTATCTGGACGTTGCTCTGTGGCTGAAAGTAACTATACCCCTCTGAGTCCGCCGCATACGTGCCATAGACCGGCGTTAGACGATTTCTCTCATCTTGAGTAATTGGCCGACCATAAAAGTATGTGCCGCCCTCTCCGTCACTAGCTGGCTCATAAACAAGATCGTTTTCGGATCTCTTGCCATCCACCGTGTAGTAGCCAATGTCCGCCTTTTCAAACTTTTCTCGGCGACCAAAATCCTCAAGGCGCTGGATGCCGGCCGCAGAAAGTCTGTCAGCAATGCTTCGCGCATTGTTGTAGACCGTCCCAAAGCCTTGGCCTGTCCACTTGTCATACAGACCTTGCTTGAGGATCTGCGCAGTCATCAGGTCTGCGCCTTCGCCATTTTTCAGGTTGTCATCAACCCACGCCTGATCAAAGCCAAGAGGCGGCGCACTGTCTGTGTATTTGTCTTTTCCGGACATAGTTACGCCCTCGCCATCCAGTTAAATTCTTTGCGATCGGAGTTCTCGACAGGAAAACCAGCCGTCCTCAGCATCTGCACGACCTGCGGCTCGGCATCCCCGTACACCTTTTCAAGCGAGGGAACCTGGCGGATCTGGTCGCCAATACGACGCACGCTGCGAACAATGCCAAGAGGAGAATCAACCGTGAACAAATGGACCTCAAAGTCCCTCTTGCTTTGCCCGATAGGCTCCAAGATCACAACCGATTTGCCGTCGTGGAAAAGTTTTGCCCCACGCTTGTCGAATGCAACCGCAATGCCGTGCATGACTGCGCCAACGCGATGGCCGGTTCGTTCACAATCCTTGGCAATGATTTCTTGAGGGGACATTCATTTACCCTTTCTGGCTCACGAATGAGAGTGTAGCCACCACCGAGGGGATGGAGGGCATGTGGAATGGGCTGGTCTGGGCGCCAGATGCATCGAACGTCACGGCCGTGTTGCTGACCGCAGCCCACATCTCCACAGTATCGCCCGCCTCGGCTTCGATGTAAAAGTTGCAGGCCGCAATGATGAAGCCATCAACTCCGCCATGCTTCGCAATCACATCAAACTTGCTTCCCGTGCCAGCCACATCCACATTGTTCACGCGCAGCCAAATCCATGCAGAGTGAATCTGGGTGTCAGAGTTCCTGAGCTGAACGCTGAACTGGTAGTTGTAGATGCCACTTTGCTCGACCGTGATGCCGTCAGTGCCGTTGTTCCTCATTCCGTTGAGGAAATCGTTCTGGTCGAACGTGATCTGCGTGGCGGTGTTGGCTGTAAAGGACTTGTCTGTGGTCCTCTGAATGGCGCCATACGGGAAGTCCAAATACTGGCCGCCACGCGTGCCAATGACACCATTGAAGCCGTTGGACATCCTGTTGAAGTACAGGCGCAGCACGTTGTTGAGCTGGTCCTGGTACGTGCGCAGGTAGTCCTCCGTGGCGAGCGGAAGAGCTGGCGGCTGGATTTGCTGGATGGTCATCGTTAACGCCTGCCGTCCGGGCGCGTGTCGATCCTGGGAGCACCAAGCTGCCAGGTGACGCCGACCCCAGTGGACTCAACCTTCATGGCCATCTGCCTTGCACGAACACGGGTGAACACCTGACCGGTGAACTGCTCGATCGGGATAACCGCAGTACGCGTGATGGTTGCGTTGTTGGATCCACCGACGGAAGGTGGATCCGTGTAGCCAGAGCCGGAGTTCTTGAGCGGCAACAGGTACATGGTGGCCGACGGGGAATTTGCAGACGAGCCGCGGAACGTGATGTCCGGCAGCATGCGCCAGACAAACATGAACTGGTGCCCGTCATCCAGGTCAAATTCGGCCGACGTGATAAACGCAGCGATCGGCAATGTTGTGCCGGTCTCGTTGTTGTCCACGCCAAATTCGTGATCCATGATGTTGTTTGCATACCCGGCGGCAATCGGATAGTCGCGCAAGCCGGAATCAAGCCACGCCGTGCGGGCCATGGTGCCGTAGTACCAAACGTCCTCAAGGTAGTTGTAGACCACGTACTTGTCGATCGTCGTCGATCCAGACGAGCAGTACCACCACCAGATTTCGTTGAAGCCCTCGTTCGTCCCGGCAAAGACCTGCTCGTACTGGCCTTGGTCGATGTCGCTGAAGACGTACTGACGCAGATCGCAGCGCAGGGTCTGGGTGCGGCCGTCGTACTTGTAGAACTTGTCCTTGCCCATCCAGTAAGCCACGCCACCAGCGTAGGCCACGGCATTCTGGCTTGCAATCGAGATGTTGTCGCCCACCAACTGAGCGCCCCAAACGGACGGCGCGCCAGCGTACTGGAACGAATACAGGGACGAGTCTGTCCAGACCAGAACTTCCTGTCGAGCCTGGATGCCAGTGATGATCTCGGAACCCTTGGACAGCCTGAGACTGCCCGCTTGGTTGGTGGCTGCAGGCGTCCAGTTGGTTGCATCTTCCTGATCGGACCAGCGAACCAGCATAGGGTCAAGCACGGTCGAGCCGTAATCATTGCAGCCCAAGGCAAACACAAACCTGCTGATGTCCGACACAAGAATGCCGTTTTGGATCACAGGCACGCCCGAGGCGCCCCCAAAGCTGGCAAGGTTTATGCCTCGCGAAGAGATGCTGTGGATGCCAGACTGAGTGCCGGATGTATTGATGGCTGCACCGCCGTATGTGGCCGAGAGCTGGAACGTGGTGCCGGAGGAGTTGACCACGTAATACGTTGTGCCAACGATCAGGCCTGTCGGCAGCGCGCCGGTGGTCTCAAGCTGCACAGGCGTGCCGTTCACCAAAGAGATGGATGTGCTCACAACGCCAGGCGAGGCGATCGTCACCGTGAAAGACGGGCTGTTCAGGCCAATGGTGGCATCCCAGTAATAGATGCCGCCACCCCTCGGTCCGTAGATCAGATCCTCACCAAAGTTCGACTGGCTCCACAGCCGCACCGAATCGGTGGATGGCTGGCCAAAACCCCAAGCGCCAGAGCCCCACGGTCCAGCACCCCAGCCGACCAAGGGAACGACATAGGCCGGGCCAACGTTGATTTGGTACGTGGCATAGACCGTGCCGCCGCCGGTTGCGGTGGATGCTGCGGGAGTGCCAACGTCGATCGTGTATGTGTTTCCGCCGTTCGTGACAAGCTCGTACTCGCCCACAATCGTCAGGCCGCCGACAGCAGTGCCACCGGTGAACGTCACAAAGTCGCCGTCGATGTACCCGCCATTTGCATCAGTCACCTCGACGATTGGCGATCCAGAGGTGGTTTTGAAGGGGTTTGTCAGCGTGACCGTGCTGCGGATCGGGGTGATGTCGTAGTACAGGCCGCCGTTCTCAATGTAGAACTTCAGGTTGGTGCCAACGCCAATCAGATTCAAGGAGCCCAACGTCACCCAGTTCCACAACGAACGACAAATACCCTCGAATGTGGATGTCGAAATGCGCTGCCAGCCGCCGATCTTCTCGGGCGTTCCAGAACGGAAACGGATCTTGTCGCAGTCGTACCAGCCAGCGGTCGAGTTGGCAATCTGAACAGAACCACCACCGCCAATCGACTCGGCGGCGTAGCGTGTGTTTTCTCGGTTGACGCCGGGGCGGAAAAGTAGTTTGCGAAGTGGCACTTGTTACCTCACTTGGACAGCACTTCCAGCGCGTGGTTTATGTGCTTGATACGGTCTTCTAGCCCGATTATTCCACCATTGATACGGCGTGTCAGCCCTTTCCAGGCGTGGGTGTCGGCCAGCTCGTTGAGCTTCTGGGTCTGCCAAAACCACCCGGCACTGTGGGCGGCGTACAGCGGAGTGCGCACCAGGTCGGGTTTCATAACAAAATCCTCGCCCATCGCCTTGCTGAAATGGTAGAAATTGTCGTGCCCGGTGAGTTGAATCCAACCGGATCCCCTAAACCGCCAGCCGTCGTCGGAGGCTTCGTCCCGGTTACCCATCCGGTTGGCATAGACCTTGTTGGCGATCTTGCGGGGGTTGCGGTGGTAGGGCTGGGCCGACTCCAGGGTCGGGAACCGCTTGGGCCAGATCTTCATCAGACGATCGGCGGCGTAGTTCAGGTTCTCCTCAAGGATCCTGAAGTTGCCAGACTCGTGCCCGCACTGTCCGATGAAGGCGGCCTGCTGCACCGGCGTGACGATCCCCCAGCGGTCGAACGTCTGGTTGAAGGCATCGACCAGCTCGGGGTTGATCTTGAGCTGCTGGAGCTTCTCAGCGGTTATTGCCATTGATCTGCTCCCTTACTTGGTTGTACGCATCCACGCAGGCGTTCAGTTGGTTGATGGCTTTGTCGCCGTCGGCTGCGATTTGGGCGATGAGTCTGAGGGTTTCTCGCTCGGCATCAGAAGGTTGGTCAGGCGCTCGGTCAGGTTGGGCTGCTGCTTGCTGATTGACGGCGGCAGGGGCGGGATTTGCGGGGGCTTGTACGCAACTTGGGGCGGGGAGCCGCACCCGGCCAGCAGCAATAGCGCGATTGAGAGCAGACTGTTTTTCATTGACAGCATTGTTGGCCTCCTGCAGTTTGGTGGCGGTGGTGTTGATCTGTTCGGTCATGTTGCGCTCGACCAGACGAGCTTCTTCGTTGGCCTTGGCAATCTCGGCCTGCATTTCGGCGTTCCGGGTCGTCCAGCCAGTGTGATATCCGTGCCGGTACAGGCCGAAGAACGCCAGCAGAGTGACGGCGATGGCAATCAGGTATCTGGTCATGCTTCACTCCTTGCAGCAGCGCGTTCTTGTGCGATCTCTTCGGCTTCTGGGTGAATGTGGTCTGCCGGAGTTGTCGGCGGTGGCGGGGGTGTCCAGCTCTCGTCAAGGTCTGGGTTCTTGTAGCCCATCCAGTTCCAGTCAGGCACTACCGGATGGGCCGGGGGCTTTGGGGAAGGAGTAACCTCCGTGGGTGCGGACGCCGCTGGCGGAGCCGTCGGAGGTGTTGTAGGTTTCGGAGCCATCGCTTCTGCCACTGCCCGGGTGGCCCGCTTGGACATGACCCCGCCGATGCCGCCCACGATGAGCAGCACGATGTCGTTGAGCATCTTGGTGAACGCTTGGTCGATAGGCGCCATCGACTTGATGGGCTGCACGACGAAGATCACCGAGTACAGCATCGCGGCCACGATGAAGCACAGAATCAGCGTAACCACCACGACCACGAAGCCCCAGATGCGGACCTCGATGTCGTCAGCGGTTAGGTGCTGCTTCGGATGCGGATTGAGGATTTTGAACGGCATTGACTTGCTTCTCCAAAATGGGGGCTACGAGGTACTCGGGGCACATCTGCGTGAACAGACACTTGGGCTTCTGGCACTCGGCCTTGGCAAAGTTGTCGGGGTTCTGGCACGGATACCGATAATGATCCTGGCACCCAGCCAGGCCCAGCAGCATCACAACAAAAAGGTACTTCATTCGCCAAGTCCCAACATGTTCATCACCTTGTCCGCAATCTTCTTGGCCACCGGATCAGGCAACCGAGGCAGGATGTCGCACAGAAAGTAGAGCGCGAGGATGCCGTGGATTTTGGGGTTCTTCACAAAGCGTTGCAGCCTTGCATCGAACTCCTTGACTCCGGCCTTCCAGTTCCAGCTCACCCACCACAGCCTGTCTTCTTGCACCACATGAGCAGCTCAAAGCCGCCCCAGACCAACACGCCCAGCAGCACCACCGCAATGGTCACGCCGATGGCAATCTCGATCATCTCTTCCTGCTCTTTTTTCTTCTTGGCCGCAGCCCGCTTTGCGGCGCCAGCAGCCTTGGCAGCCTCAATGTTCATCTGGGCTTCTCGCGCCTTGATGCGCTGCCAGACATCCATCTTGTTGGCCTGCCAGAACAAATCCTTGAGCTGGTTCTCAAACTCTTTTTGAGCCTCGATGGCCAACTCAATCTCCATGGCCTTGCCCATGGAAGAGCCAGATGCCTTGGCAGCCTGCGCGGACGCAACAGCCTGGGCCTTGGCGTCAAAGTATTTGCCCAGCAACGGGCCAAGGGACTCGACGTTATCGACCGTCTTTGCCGCCTTCTTGACCAAAGCGACGGCCTTATTTACGGCATCAAGCGCCTTATCTGGATCAAGAAGTAGGTCGATCATGCAAACCTCAAAATGAAAATGGCCGTCCTGCAAGAGCAAGACAGCCATCCGTCGGGGGTTTGATTCGGCTTAGTCGGTACCGCCAGCAGCGTCCGGTTCAGTTTCCTGTTTCGGCAGCTGGGGGATGGCCTGAGCCTGAATTGCTTGGATCAACTGTGCGACCTC